AATATAAGGCCATTAGGGATTATGTCTATTCCCTTGCAGAGAAAGACGCTCGCATACAAATCATCAAGCCCACAAAGCCCATTAAGGAGGTTTTGGAGAAGCACGGCTACCCCTTCAAAAGCAAAGAGTTCTCCCACTTATACGCAGTATTCCAACGTAGCGGCAAGACGAAATCCGTCCTAAAGTTCCTCGATGAATATAGCGGGGCAAACAATAGAGCCGTAGTTTGCCCCGCTACTCTAAAACCTTTGTTCGATGACAAACCCGTTCCCTTCAAGGTGAGCGATGAGTGTTGCCTAAGATTGAAGAAGAAACCCATTAAAAAATGGGAAAAGGAAAACAATCGCCATATAGCCATGACGGGAATGAGAAGGGAAGAAGGGGGGCAAAGAATGTCATTGAAGGGGTGTATCATCACCGACAAGGACGGAAACGCGGTAAAGTTCCACGCCCTATTGAATGTTACGGACGAGTGGGAGGATTGGTTCATCGACAAATTCCAAGTTAAATTGTGCGAGTTGTATTACCCTCCCTTCAATTTCAAAAGGACTGGTTGCAGAGGTTGCCCCTTCTCCCTAAAACTACAAGAGCAGTTGTCATTAATGGAAATCTACCTGCCAAACGAGAGAAAGGCGTGCGAGGTCATATGGAAGCCCGTCTATGACCTATATAGGGAGTTGGATTACCGACTAGACAAAAACGAGCAAGGCAAACTTTTCTAGGGTTTGCCTTATTTCATACTTGCAACAATTCTATATAAGAGTATATTTATAGGTAGAAGGAGGTATACGAAAGGACATTTATGACCAAATACCAAAGGTCGCTCATCGACCGTATGGACGCGCTTACCCTAGAATTACTAAAGGATTGGGCTTTGCGTTCAAAAAGGCAACCTTCCATGCCTTACGAAATGAGGAAGGAAAAGGAAAGGGAAATCGGCAATCTGCAAAAGCAATTGGCCGCTTCGATTTAGGAGGATTTATGGATTTAAAAAAACTTAGGCTGAAACTAAAGGCCGGTTGGTGGGATAAAGCGAGGGAGGGATTATACCCTCGCCCCTATCTATGGGAGTATGTGGAAGCAACGCACCCGGAGATCATCGAGGAATATAAAAAGTGGTTCGACGAGGAGGTAAGGAAATGAACGCGCAAACGCTAATTGACGAAACCAAAAAGAAGGTAAGGGAAATCAATAATGGCACTTTTGGGGAAATCTTTATCCTCTATCGCCAATTCCTCGCTGCATACGAACTATGCGAAGGGAACGATGAGGAAATAGAAGATTTGAAGGACATTAAGAACTACCTAGAGGAAGTCTATGACGAAACATTGGACTTGATTAGGACTTTGGACAAGATTGGGAGGAAATGATGTATATACCTAAAAGCAAAAAAGAGAGTTACGAGAAATGGGAAGCCTTGGTCGCAAGAGGACGGCTTCCCAATGTTGGGGATAGCCACACTTTAAGAAGGAAGGTCGCTATCCTCCACACGAAGGGAAACGGCGATTGGACGGTCTTTGACGGCTACCATATCGAAAGAGCCGACTTCGACAGGGTTACGGAAAAAACCGCGTTCATCTATCTTCTGGAAACGCATAAACCAATGCAATTCAAATACTCGTTAGGGAAAGTAATCATCTTGGAGGACTGAAAAATGAAACTGACACCTAGGCAATACGATTTGAGGAGATTTCTTTGGCACAATAGAACCCGTTGGGTTTCGTCAAAGGAAATCGACGCCGCTATCCCCGGCTTTGGGGGAGAGAAGGTCGCTTATAAGACGATTAACGAAGATGTTAAGGCAATCAACCTATCCAAAATCTATGACAAAATGATCATCACGAGCAGGACGAAGGGATATAAACTCGCCACCAAAAAGGAGTTCTGGTCTTGGGCCAAAGACCAATGGGCGGAACTTAGGAAGAAAGGAGACTACATCACCGCCTTGACCAACGAAGGACACAAACATGGGCAAGGCATTATCCCAGGTCTAAAAGGCTTTCAAAGGGAGTTCTACGATAAATTCGTGGAGGAAGAATAATGAAGCAAGTAACCGAGTATTACTTCACTGATAAAAATGACGATTATGTTCATGGCGGTTACGAGGACTTTGACGAAGCCAAGGAAGCCGCAAGGGATTATGCCAGGGAACACTACGAAGCCTCCCTATATGCAATCTACGAGGACGGCAGGGAGAGAATGGTCGCTTGGTATAAGAGCAAAGGAGGCTCCATGTATTGGCCACACTATATCTTTGAGTATGAAGAAAAAGAAGAAGAGGACGATGAAGAATGAAAACGCAAACCATAGACCCCGTTATTGATTACAACATCTTCTATTTGTATTACTATCTCGCCCCTAGATCGCCGAAAGGCTACACCGAGAAAGAGGCAAACGCTTACAACAAAGGCGCGTTCGATATGCTAAAGATCGTCTATGAAATGGATAGCCTCGATTGGCTCGCGGAAGATGATGACTTCATCGACTACCTAAAGGAAATCGGATATGAGAGAAAGGTGGACGGGGAATGAACGAACAATTAGACCTATTTGCCCAAAGTTACGAAAAGCCGAATTTCCCAAAGCATATTAGGCTCATAGAGTTCTTTGCCGGTATCGGTGCGCAAGCCAAAGCCCTTGAAATACTGGGAGCCGACTTCGAGCATTGGAGAACCTGCGAGTGGTCTTGGCAATCAATCTTCGCCTACAACGCAATCCACATGGGAGGGAAGGTGGTTGACTTCTCTAATCTTACCTACGAGGAAGTCCTAGAAAGGATTAAAGGGGTTTCCCATGACTACAATCAACCCATGACCGAGAAGCAATTAAGGGGAAGGGGCGAGAAGTGGGCGAGGGAACTTCTGGGGAGAATGGCGGCCAACAAGAATTTTTGCCCCAATGTTTCCAACCTCCACGCGGAGGACTTGGGTATCGAGGATAAGGAAAACAACACCTACATTCTCACTTACTCGTTCCCGTGCCAGGATTTAAGTTTGGCCGGAACGCAAAAAGGCTACGAGAAAGGAACTTCCACCAGAAGCGGTCTTTTGTGGGAAGTCGAGCGGATATTGAATGAGTTAAAGACGATCAATTCACTTCCGCAAATCCTCGTAATGGAGAATGTTCCAATGGTATGCGGCTCAACCAATTTGAAGCCGTGGAACGATTGGCTACAAGCCCTCCACAAACTCGGCTACACCTCCTATTTCAAAATCCTAAACGGGAAGGATTACCAAATCCCACAAGACAGAAAGCGGTGTTTCATGGTTTCCCTTCTCGGCAATTATTCCTACACATTCCCACGGCCTACCAAACTAAGGTATTGCCTAGAGGACATCCTCAAAAAGAAAGTGGACGAATGGTATTACCTAAGCGACGAACTTACCAAAGGTTTCATAGAGAATGGAAAGGAGGGAGGCGAAAACCCTATCTAGCCGTTCCCTGCGCCACGAAGAAAGGCTACATGGAAGCCCACGCAGGAGACGGCATTATACCGAAATGGAGAGGAGCAAGGGGAGTTGTGAGGGGGGGGTTATCACCTACTATCATGACTTCCCCGGAAACGATAGGGGTTGTTGTATGGAAATAAAAATCGCGGGAAGCCTGAACAAATACGGCTTCGATCAAGCGGATAAGGTAATCGAGCCAAGGGGGGGTATCTCCCCTACGATACTCGCCCATTTACAAGGCCAAATGGGTCATCAAATACAGGTAATCGAACATGACGAAATACGAGAAAGTGATAAAGGAAAGGATTAAGAGGGGGGGGTTAAAGTTGGGCTATAACCCCTTCAATGACATGGACATTGATAAAGTCTGCCCCGCTTTGCTCACACAAGGCGCAGACCAAATCGGCAAGAAAGGAAGCGTGGTGATCTTTGAAAAGTAATGTATTGGGATATTGGCCCGGCAAGCGGTGGAAGCAAGCCAGGGCGGTTTATGACGGGGGGGGGGGTTATCGCCAACCCTAACAGCCGAAATGGGAGGTCATGGAAACAATTATGTCTATTTGCTTGAAAATCGGAATGATACCGGGGAAAGCCCACGAAATCTGCCGAAGGGTTTACTCGGTGAAAAAATGCAGCCCCACGATTGTAACGGGGGGGGGAACAAAAATCCAAAAATAGGAGGAAGGAAAATGAGGATTAGGAAATTGACCGAGGGCGAGTGTATGCGCCTTATGGGGTTTGAGGAGAAAGACACCGAGGCTTGCCGCAATGTTGGTCTAAGCAGAGCCAATATCTATCATCAATCGGGGGATAGCATTATAACCACCGTCCTAGTCGGTATCTTTGGGGAAGCCCTAGGTATCGACTACCAAAAGAAGATTGAGGATTATTCTTCAAAACTTCATCAAGAAACTATTGCGTATATGAAATAGACGCCTATAATGAAAATAGCCAAAGGGAGGAAATGAAAAATGAAACTTGGCATGAAAATTAAAGTCTATTCCAGCAAGAGCAAATGCTACTTCATTGGGGAGGTCGAGAGGATTGATAGAAAAAACAAAACCTACTCAATTCGCACTGAAGCAACCAATGGAAAAACCATTTTTGCAAAATTCATGGTCGATAACCACATCTTGCAATTGTTCCCTATGTCTTGGAAATATGAGGTTGTCGCATAAGGAGGACAAAACAATGGCAGTTATCTTGAAATACGAAATCGAAGAAGGGGGCTACTACGATGTTCTCGACACCGACCAAATCAAGCCTGGGCAGAACTACTATGACCATGTTATTGGGATTGAATATCGCAAACCGAAAAACGCCGAAATCGAGTATGAGCCGACCGATGAGGAATATATCGAGTGCTTGGCTTGGTATGCCATGAGTGGGCTACCTGACGATGAAGCGCGGAAGTGGGATAGCGAATATAAGGAAATCGCCCTGAAACTAGCCGCTTCCATATTAAAGGCAAACCCGGATTTGAAGGAAGTAATGGATAAAGACGAGGAATGGGCTTGGAACTTATCCTTAAATCATGACCTGGAGGAATTTGAATGACTAACCTAAGGAACATTAGAAAGAGATTGAAACTCACAATCACACAATGCGTAAAAGACTGCCAAGTTGCCTATTCTACTTGGTGGAGGTGGGAAACCGGCAAAATGCGTATGACCGATGACGATATTGTGAAGGTCTGCAAAATCTTTAACATCTCGGCTGACGAACTATTGGGGATTGAGCGATGAAGAAAGTTAATAGGAAACGGCTCAAAAGGCTATACAAAGCCCTTCTAAGCGCGAAAGACGAAGAGATAGAATATTTCTTCAAACAAGTGCTAAAACTCGCGGAGAAAGCGTAAAAATGGAAAACAAAGACTTATTAAGAAATTTCGTTCCCATGACCGAGGAAGAGCAAAAGGACTTATTGTTCGCTATCCTCGATTGCATGGACTTCTACGAAGAAAAAATGAAGGAGGCCAAGACGGACGCCAAGAAAAGGCAAATCTTCGAGACCTACTCGGCCTATGAGTTCGTCTCTTCCTTCTTCCTATGCCCTGAATGGCAAAAGGAAACGAAGTTCAAAGGCTACGAGTTCAACCGCAACAACGCGAAACGCCAAAGGAAGGAGTACGAGGAGAAATGGGCGAAAGCGTGAAGGAAGAGATAGAAAAGGAAATCGAAAGGGTCGAAAACTCTTTGCTCCAAGGCGAGCCGTCCTCGCGTTGGTTATATGGATATTTGGACGGACTAAGAAGGGCTTTACAAATCTATGAAAATCAAAAGAAACGAAATAATCCTAATCCTGGCGATTAGCCTACTCTTGGCTTCACTTGGCTTAACATTCTTCCTAAACGGAATGAACCTAGTTTCCTCCTACACCGAGTTGGAAATGGCAAACCAATTAAAAAGCGGATATTACAATCCAAGCGTTTATTCTTCACTGGAAAACGCGAAGAACATTCTAAAGGGGAAAAACTATCTGCTGACGGGCGCGGGGCTTTTGGGGGTTTCGATTATCCCAATCGCAATCTACTTTACCTGCAAATGGATTAGGGGTTTGATTGATGAACATACATCTAGATAACTCCCCCATTAAATCTAGGGAGGACATGACGGTAGTCGAAAAGGCGAAAGCCGACATGGACTACAAGAAGCACATGGGCGGCAAGGCATATATGGACGCGCGTAGGCATTACGAAAAGGTGAAAAGGAAGGAAAACTCATTCAAGAAGAAAAGAACCGAGGTCTTGGAGAAATTGGACATTTACGAGTTCGTGAAGTTCGCCCGTTATTGGGAGAGCAAAGGTTATTTCAAAAAGGGGTTCGCGGATAGGTTCGCACTCGCTACCCCGGAAACGCGTTACTGCGCTTTATGCAAAATGGCCTTTGCGGATAAATGGACTTCGCAAGATACGAAATTCAAAGCGGCCTTTTGGCTCACGAAGCACGGATTTAAGCCCTCTTATGAACCAAGTCTATAAGCGGTGCTTCCTCTGCGGCATGAGGGCTACGGACAAACATCATCTGTTGAATGGTTGGCGAAGGTCGAAAGCCGAGAAATACAAACTCTATGTTTACTTATGTAGGTCTTGCCATAACAAAGTCCACTTTGGAAAAGATAGCAGGGAACTAATGGATAGATTAAGAAAGTATGCCCAAAGGCTCTTTATATCCAACTATCCCAATCTCGACTTCTTCCAGGAGTTCAAAATCAATTACTTGGAAGAAAACGAAAAGATAGAAGGGTTGGATTTAGAAAAAGCGGATTAAACCCCGCTTTTCATTTTCTCAAATTCCTCTTGGGTTACTTCGATGATTTTCTCCTTCATTTCCTCATATACTTTTGTGTCTGGGAGATTGTTGTTTAGTCTCCATTCAAGATACTTGGTCAATACCAACACCCTACCTGCGTAAGGCTCGGTTAGTTGTTGCGAGACGATTTTCCTAGTCTTTAGCATACCTTGCGTGGTCTGCCAAATGACGATAAACGCGTCCTCTAGT